CTCTTTGATGATATGCTTAAGCTCATGAGGATTAGCTTGTAGTTCAAGTTCATCATGTAGGTCACAGTACTCGCATTGTTTTTCTGTTATAACTGTTATTGACTCATCAAATAAACAGCGTGGACATTCTTTCATAGTTGATAAAGTTATGATATAAATTGCTAATATAGTAATTTTTTAAGTTCTGTAAAATCTTTCTCAAGTATACCAGGTGAACATCTTTCAGACCTAAGTATTCCATCCCAATGATCTTTAAATTTATGCTTGTTGTTCCATTTGTTTGTTGAGATTGAAAGTAGTTGCACTGATTTATCACATTCTAGTATTCCAATTTCTTGTTTAGTTTTTACTGCCTTCAGCCACATGGACCAATCAAGACCAGAATTAAGTCTTTGATCAAATGGAGTATAGTTAATTTTCTCAAGGAATTCTCTATTTAGAAATCTACCAATACCAATAGGCTCATTCTTTCTCATGTTGTCCTTGTATCCTTTCCAGTGTACTAATCTTATTGAATCAGATACATCAGCAAAGTGAGATCCAAGCATTCCAATCATTCCAAAATCTTTACTATGCTCTTTGCATCTTTCAATGTATTGGTCACTGCACCAGTCAGATGATCCCATGAAGATTACAGCATCAGGATTATAATTCTTTGAAGCTTGGAATCCTGTGTTCCATTTATTACCTAATGGATCATTATCAATGGATATGAATTCACAATCAAATTCTTTTGCAATTTCTTTTGCTTCATTCTCATGACCTAAAATAATAGGAGTCACACCTTGTTTAATAAGTCTTGAGATAGTTAACCTAAGCAAAGGAAATCTACCAAAAACAGGTATTGGAGCAGTTACTATCATTGTTTAATTCCTATAAAGTGAATTCTTGGAGTTAATTGTTCTTCTTTATTTAAAGAATTTACCAATCTTCCCATAGCATTTCTTATGTAAGAGTTACAGCATGTCTTAAGTTTTCCATGACCATTTGTTTCATGCCAGGTTGCTAATTCTTTTTTTAAAGGATTGCTTAAATGGAAGCTTTTTGTTTTTTTAAATCTTTCAGCTTGTGCTAATAGTTCTTCACTTAGATTCATAAAGTAAAATTAAATCAGATAATAAATAAGTAATAAATGCCAAGCCAATAAGATGCCATTCAATTATTGCTGAAGTAACTAATGCTATCCAGAATGACAAACAACTCTGACAATTGAATGGTTTAAAATCAAGGAGATTGAAGCTCAGGAATGCTCTCGCTAATCCTATTGGCATTGTTATTATAATCAGATAAATCATATTTGAATTGTTTAATTGCTAAATGTATGGTATCTAAACTGATACCTGTCAGTGTTCTTATTTCTCTATAGGTCATACCCATTAGATGCATCTTAGTAATTTCTTTAGTGAAAAGTTTCTGATCATCTGTAGGAGATTCATGTAAATATGTATCTAATAACTGCTGAGCTTCTGTGACATGATATTCATCTTCTGATTGAATATTGATATCTAGAAGCTCTTCGTGCAGTTTGTATTGTTTATTAAATGTTGAATCTCTCCACTTATATTGGTTGTAAGCATATCTAGCAAACACTCTTGGAAGATCCTCTTGTTTGATATTGAGTTCACAGACCAATAGATAGACGTGACTAACCAGGTCTCTTGATATTGGATTTCCTCCAGTAATCTTGTTTGCGATGATATAAGCTTCAGTTTTCCAGAAATGCACATGTAAAATTATTGATTTTTACCATACCAATTAAACCATTTGATATAGAAATCTTCAGAGACTTTATTATCATTAAGAAATCTAGACATTTGAGCATTAGTTACACCAATATCTTCAGCTACGTGAGTTTGTTTATATCTGTTATTGATTTTATAAACCGTCTCTTCTTGCATCCATTTCTTAAGATTATGGTCAAAGTCTCTAAGATAGATTGTGATTGTTCTTACCATATTTTGTAAAGATTATAAATGTAGTAGATAAAAGCTAATAAAAATACTATTATAATTCCCATGCTACCAAACATCATGTTAACACCATATAAAAAAACACTTACAAATATCACCCAGATTAAGCATATCAATGCCCAAATTCCGAACATTTTTATTCTTTCCATTAGAATAGCTTAGATTTTACCTCAAGTACATTCAATGTGTTGTAGTGAGTTTCTTTGTATGCTTTACCTCTTAATTCAAACACAAGCTCTACTGTATCATTCACCTGGATAAAATCTAGTAGATATATCTTATCATTCACTAATTGGAATTTTACTTCTTGCGGATATTTATTATCTCCTACTCTAAGGATAAACTCTTGTACTCTGAATTTTTCAGACACTTGCTTTGCTGGCAATTTGTTAATGATTGCTCCTTCTAATTTAAATTGATTCATATTATTTGTTTTTGATATAATTACTTAATTGTTTCTCTTCATGCTTGATAGATTTATTTACACTCTTTAGAAGTTTTTTTCCTATCTCCATATTTTCAATTATAAATTTTTTTCTTAAATGTAGCTCTTCAATTAAAAACTCTTGTCCTTCAATCCATAAGTCTACTGACTTTTTAAAATCTTCATTCATATTATTTGTTTACTTGTTACTTAAAAAACCCCTCCAACTGTATTGTAATTGTATTGCCAGACTTCGAGTAACTGGAGGGGTTGGCATTTCCTAGGTGCCTATACTACTTTCTCAGGGAATGGGACCTCAAGTCTCATTTTTGCTACTTCAATCTCTGCTCTTATTGTTAGAGCTTTTGCATAGTCATCAGCCATAGCTGCTACAGATGAATGAGGTTGTATGTACTCAGATGCATACCCATTTCCACTTGCTGATAACAAGCCTTGCATTGCAGCGATCATTGCTTGTTGGTAAAATTCTTTCTCTGTCATTTCTTATTGTTTAAATTGTTAAATTCATTAAATTCTTCTTGTTCAACTCTCTTGATAGTTAGCTCATTATCTTCTGTAGTGAAGCTGATGCACCATCTGTGATTCTGTTCTGATAGTGCCTCCCCAATATCTCTAGCTACTTGCCACTGATCTATACCTGACTTTATTATAAAATATCTTGTATACATATTACTTACAGTTTAATTGTACAAAATATTCATTGTAGTACTCAGTACAAGCTAAAAGACGCTCTCTAATGGACTCTTCTGTTGAAATGTTACGTTCATACCTTAGTACTGTTATTCTCTTTCTAGGGTCAATGTGAGATACCTTGTGAATAGTTTTATTGTCCCAATCAGATAGTAGAAAGTCATCTGTATCAATCATGCAGTAGATTAACTCAGCTGATTCCTTGTCACATAGCATCATGTAGCCTCTCAACTGCCACTCATAGTCTTTATTGATTCCTTCTGCTGCTATAGCTGGGAAAGTCTCTAAGGACCATGATGTCTTGATGTCAATGATTGAATTCTCTAAAATGATATCAGGTGTACCAATTAGACAGTCATTCTGTATAGTTTCTTCATTCTTGATGTAGAATGTATCTCTAATCTGATTAACAAGCTCTATAGACTCATGCTCAAAGTCTGTACCTTTCTGCATTGCCTTTGTAGAGATAAAAGAGTTATAGCCAAAGAAATCTTCTTTTGCCTTGTTAGCTATGTAAGACTTAGTAGTCTGACTCAATACTTCTGACTTAGTGCGTGACTCAGTCATTAATCTTCCTAGTGATGATGGGTGCCATTTCATAGTGCTTGTATTTGTTGTTTGGTTAAATTGAAATCTGCTTTTAATTTCTCTGCTGTGTACTTTCCTGACTCAATTGACTTAAGAGCTTCTTTGAATCTGTCATCTGTTAGAGTTGGTTTTTCAGCTACTGTAACTGGTTCTAATGATTCAACACCATCATTCTCAGTGATGTCATAGGCTGATTGATAAAGATACCTTCTATTGTAAGTGATAGTAGATCCTAATCTTTGGATAGCATCAACTACAGATGTACCACCACCTTTAGCTAACATTTCAGCATCAACATAAGGGATGATAACTTCATAGAAATCAGTTTTATCATCTGAATTAACTAGTGTTAGTACACAAATCCCTTCATTCT